ATGGCTGTCCAGCAAACCCAGTACCAAGAGCAGCTAGCCATCAGCCAAGCACCACCACCACCACCACCTGAGCCCGTGGCTCAAGCAGCAAGAAACGCCTTAGAAATGCCAACGGCTAAGGCTGCTGGCGCTGCGGATACAGGTGCTGCAAGCACACCTGAAACCATGCGGGCCGGTGTTGGTCGCCGCAGGTTGCGGACTGACCTGCCCCAAATATCGACCCTCGCCATCCCAGGAGTGGCTTGATGGAACTCAACCTGACCAGCAACGTCGACCGCCAATCCAAGCCGTACGGGGAGGACGGTGGCACCGCTGCGGCCAGGTACGGCCAACTGCAAACCAACCGGGACCCGTATCTGCAGCGGGCCCGGGACTGCAGCAAGGTCACCATCCCGGGTCTGATCCCCGATGCAGGGCAAGGGGACCGTGGTCGACTGAAGACCCCGTACCAAAGCCTTGGCGCCCGGGGCGTGAACTATCTCGCCAGCAAGCTGCTGATCACCTTGTTCCCGCCCAACTCCAGCTTCTTCAAGCTTGAGATCGACGACCTCGCGCTACGGGTTGCAGAGCAAGGGCCAGAGATCAAGACGGAACTGGATACTGCCTTGGTTCAGGTCGAGCGGGCGGGCATGTCTGCTTTTGAGGTGGCCAATGGCCGGGCCTCGATGCACGAAGCGTTCAAGCACCTGCTGGTCGGGGGCAACGTGCTCCTGTACGTGGCGGAAGACGGCATCAAGGTGATTCACCTGAATCGCTTTGTCGTGTGTCGTGACCCGATGGGTTCCGTCACCGAGATCGTGGTCGAAGAGGAGGTCTACCCCGACGCCTTGCCCGTGGGACTGTACGACGACCTGGACGAGGAAGACTCCTACGAGTCAGGCACCACGTCGAAGACCATCAAGCTCTACACCCACGTCGAGTACGAGGAAGGCCAGGTCCATTGGTACCAAGAAGCTAAGGGCAAAGAGATTCCTGGGTCCCATGGCATGTGCGACGGCGACGTGAATCCTTGGATCCCCCTTCGGTTCAACCGGGTGGACAGCGAGGAATATGGCCGCTCGTACATCGAGGAGTATTACGGGGACCTGCTGGCCCTTGAAAGCCTGTACCAAGCGATCATTGAGGGTGCTGCGGCTGCGGCCAAGATCCTGTTCCTCGTCAACCCCAACGGCACGACCAGGCCCAGGACCCTGGCCAACGCTGAGAACGGAGCCATCGTCCAGGGCAACGCGGCTGACGTCACCGTCATCCAGACCCAGAAGGCTCAGGACCTGAGCATTGCCAACTCCACCATTGAGCGCATTGAAGCCCGGTTGCAGTTTGCGTTTCTGCTCAACACTGCCATTCAGCGACGAGGGGAGCGGGTCACAGCAGAGGAGATTCGCTACATGAGCCAGGAGCTTGAGGCTGGCATCGGTGGCCTGTACTCGATCCTGACCCAGGAGCTGCAGTTGCCACTGGTGCGTCGGTTGCTTCACGTCCTCCGCAAGCAACGCAAGCTCCAGGCTTTCCCGAAGGGTCAAGGTGGTGTGCCATTGGTCAACCCAAGACCCGTGACTGGCCTTGAAGCCATTGGCCGCGGCGATGACCGCAACAAGTTGATTCAGTTCATCACCACTGCCACCCAGACCCTGGGCCCTGAGGTCATCGCCAAGTTCGTGAACATCGACGAGGCACTGCGTCGTTTGGCCGCAAGTGAATCCATCGACGCCACCAACTTGGTCAAGACCAGGGACCAGCTAGAACAAGAGGCAGCTGCTACTCAAGCCGAGCAACAGCAAGCCGCCCAGCGTGAAATGCTGATGACTGGCCTCAAGTCACCAGCCATGGCGCAAGTCGCCAACAACTACACCCAAGAAGGAGCACCCTATGGCCCGCAATTCGCAGACGGCACAGACCCAGCCCAGCCAGGAGCCCAGCCCAACGCCCTCCCAACGCCCCCAGGCGGACCCGGTATCCCTAGTGGGCCCACCGGCCCAGGTGCCGGAGCGCCTCCCGTATGAAGACATCGTCATCAGCCACGTAGAGGCAAGGCCTGTTGTCCAGCCAGGTCCAGATCCTGTTGCCACGTTTGGCGACGACAGGTCCATCACCATCAACTAAACACCAAGCCATGCCTGAAGCCATCACGATCACCCAAAGCGAAAGCCCAGCCCTGTCGCCCGAGAACGAGGAGATGCTTGCCGCCCTGGCAGGCGACGGAGACGACAAGCCAGCTGAACTCTTGGCCGGCAAATACAAGTCCGTCGAGGACCTGGAGAAGGCGTACAAGGAACTGCAGACCAAGCTCAGCCGTGGTCAATCAACCGCGCCAGAAACTGAAGACAACGCTGCTGCTGACGACGAGACCGATGGCAACGACGAGGAGGATGACAAGCCCGCTGGTGATGCCCGTGAAATATACGGGGACTTGATTGGCGGGAAGCTTGACGAAGCTGGCATCAACTTCCAGGAGATGAATGTCCGCTGGCAGCAGTCGGGCACCTTGGAGTCCGGGGACTACGACCAGCTGGCTGAGGCTGGCTTCAGCCGGGACATGGTTGATGCGTACTTGTCTGGGCTGCAGTACAAGGCAGCGCAAGACACGGCGCTGTCGGTCAAGGAGGTGGCGTCCATCAAGGAATCCCTTGGGGGTGAGGCCGAGTACAACAAGATGATCCAGTGGGCCGGCGACAACCTGTCACCCGAGGAGGTCGAAGGCTTCAACCAGATCATCAACAGCCAGCCCATGGCTGCAGTGAAGATGGCCGTGGCTGGCCTTCATGCCCGGTACACAGCAGTGGAGGGCCGTGAGCCCAAGCTTATTGGTGGCCGTGCCTCCAGGGGCAGCAGCGACAAGTTTGAGAGCACAGCTCAGCTGGTCGAAGCCATGTCGGATCCGCGCTACAGCAAGGACCCCGCTTATCAGAAAAAGGTGCAGGAGAAACTTGGTCGGTCCAGCATCTTCTGATCGGTGTGTTTGATTTGTGCCCTCCATTTTTCTGGGGGGTTTTTTCATGGCTTGCGTTTATCCGTACACTGATTACACCTAGACCCACTCACAAATCCTCGACGGCCCACTGCGGTGGACACCCGATCGTGAATGGGAGCCCGGCGTCGGGGTGACCCCCAACCATTTGTTTATCTAGGAGCCCAGTAATGGCAGCCCCCGATTTTACCGCTTCACGCTTAGGCCTTGTTAACGCCGCAGGTGGTGGCACCTGGGCCGGTGACAACGCCTTGTTCCTTCAGGTCTGGGCCGGTGAGGTTCTCACCGCGTTCCGCAAGGCCACCATCTTTGAGCCCCTGCACACTGTCCGCACCATCAGCTCTGGCAAGTCCGCGTCGTTCCCGATCGTCGGTCTCAACTCCGCTGCGTACCACACCCCCGGCACCATGCTGACGGGCACCGCAGTCAAGAACGCTGAGGCTGTCATCAAGATCGACGACAAGCTCGTTTCCAACGTGTTTGTTGCCGACATCGACGAGGCCAAGAACCACTGGGACGTGCGTTCTCCGTACTCTGCGGAGATGGGCAACGCTCTGGCATACACCTTTGACCGCAACATCGCGGCTCAAATCGCCAAAGCCGCTCGTACCGCCACCAACTTCAACACCGACCTGCCCGGCGGCACCCGCATCAAGATCATTGCTGCCACTAAGGCAGCGATCACTGGCGCTCAGCTGGCCACTGCTCTCTTCTCCGCTGCTCAGCGGATGGATGAGAACAACTTGCCTGAGAACGACCGGTACTGCGTTCTGGCTCCGGCCGAGTATTACAAGCTCGTCCAGACCACCGACGTGATCAACCGGGACTGGGGCGGCGCTGGTGCGTACTCCGACGGCACCGTGCTGAAGGTTGCTGGCATCACCATCCTGAAGTCGAACCACCTCCCCACCACCAACCGCTCTGCGGCCACCGGGGAGAACAACGACTACGCCGCCAACTTCACCGACTCCGTCGCCCTTGCTTTCAACAAGCAAGCCGTCGGCACCGTGAAGCTGATGGATCTCAAGATGGAGCAGACCGGCGCTGACGTTCATGCCCTGTGGCAAGGCACCTTCATGGTTGCCTCCATGGCACTGGGCACCAGCGTCCTGCGTCCTGACTGCGCCGTTGAGATCTACACCGCAACCAGCTGAACGCGGTCAATATGGGGGGAGCTTCGGTTCCCCCTTTTTTTCTTAGGGCTCTTGCCATGACGCTTGCACGTACCACGTTCCTGGAAGCCGTGAACCGGGTGCTGCAGATGCTTGGCGAGGCACCAGTCAACAGCTTGGATGGGCAGTTCGGCCTGGCCCAGCAAGCTCAGGACTCAATCAACGACGTGTCCCGCAAGATCCAGGCGGAGGGCTGGTCGTTCAATACCGACTACGAGCGCCTGTTGATGCGTGATGCGGTGACCAACGAGATCACCGTCGGAGTCAATGTCAGCCGGGTCAAGGTTGACCCCTACTCCTACCCAGATGTTGACGTCGTCCAGCGCGGGGCCAAGCTGTACGACCGGCGGGCCGGCAGCTACGAGTTTGAGGAAGACCTACGTGCTGACGTCACCTACATCCTTGAGTGGGACGAGGTGCCTGAGTACGCCCACCAATACTTCACGATCAAGGCTGGCCGCCAGTTGCAAGAAGCGATCCTGGGTTCGGCCGACCTGTCGAAAATCAATATCACTGCTGAAGCTGAAGCCCGCAGCCAGTTCATGGAGGAGGAAGCGACCCGGGGCGAGCACAACTGGTTGCGTGGCAATCCCAACCACACTGATGTTTTCATGACGTACAAGCCCGCCTGGGCCCTGCGTCGTTAAGCCATGCCACTGATCAGTAGCTCCATACCCAACCTGATCAACGGGGTCAGTCAGCAACCAGCGGCTTTGCGACTGGCGTCCCAGTGCGAGCAAATGGTCAACTGCATGCCCAGCCCGGTGGAAGGGTTGAAGAAGCGACCGCCAGCACAACACCTGGCCAAGCTGTTCTCTGGTTCAGCAGGCGCCAACCGTCCGTTCACGACCATCGTGGACAGAGATGGCGCTATCCAGTACCTGGTCCTGATCCTGGACAACGACATCAAAGTTTTTGGCCTGGATGGCTCCGTCAAGACGGTGGCCAAGCCTGACGGCACGTCGTACCTCAACATCACTGGTGAGCCCAGTGCTGTGTTCCGAGTGGCGTCTGTGGCCGATTACACGTTCATCGTGAGCCGTGAAAAGGCAGTGGCTATGGCGGCCACGACGTCACCCACCTGGGGCACCAAGTCCATGGTGTTCATCAGGTCTGCTGACTACGCCACCACGTACAGCATCACTGTCAATTCCACCACCGTCACGTACACCACAGCAACCTCGGGCGGCAGTGGCCCGAGCACCGTGGACATTGCTCTGAACCTGCGCAACTCGCTGGCCACAGCACTGGGCGCTGGATGGACCATCACCGCCAGTGACTACATCGTGCGGATCGTCAAAGACGACGGCGCCAACTACACCTTGAACAGTTCGGACACCAGGATTGGCACGGCAACAGTGCCCATCAAGGGATCGGCGGACACCATCTCTGACCTGCCGACCAAGGCTGAGCACGGCTTCATCGTCAAGATCGTCGGGGCCGCAGCCACTGGGGCCGACGATTACTACGTGAAGTTCGTGGCTAACACGGGCTCTGGCTTCGGCCATGGTGTCTGGCAAGAGACCGTGGCCGAAGCCATTCAGTACCTGTTCGATGCAGCCACCATGCCTCACGTGCTGGTGCGAGAGAACGACGGCACCTTCACGTTTCGGAAGTTCACGTGGTCCGGTCGGGTGGCAGGTGACGCCATCACCGCAAAGGAGCCGAGCTTTGTTGGGTCCACGATCCAAAACATCAACCTGTTCCGCAATCGGCTGGCGTTGTTGGCTGATGAGAACGTCATCCTGTCGGCAGCTGATGCGTACGACAGGTTCTGGCCCGAGTCCGTGCAGACCGTGGTTGACTCCGACCCCATCGACCTGAGTGCCGGCAGCAGAAAGATCAACCTGCTGACGTCGAGCCTGGCCTTTGCCGACGTGTTGCTGGTCTTCAGCCGCAACGGCCAGTTCAGGTTGAGTGGTGGCAATGCAGTCGCCGCGTCGTTGACACCCAAAACGGCAACCATCACTCAGATCACAGCGTTTGAGATGAGCGAAGCCGTCGACCCAGTGATCGTGGGTCGCACCATGTACTTCCCGGTGCCCAGGGGCGAGTACGGCGGGCTGAGGGAGTTCTTCTTGTCGGACGCATCAGGCCCGGTGCCAACGTCGGAGGAGGTGACAGCAGCGGTGCCACGGTTCTTACCATCGGACCTGTCGAGCTTGGTTGCGACAGCAGCAGAGGAGGCGGTCTACGCCGTGGCCAAGAGCCAGCCAAGGCGCATCTACCTCTACAAGTTTCTGTTCCAGGGGGACAACAAGCTGCAAAGTGCCTGGAGCTATTGGGAGTTCAACGGCGGCAAGAGCGTCATTGGTGTGGACCTGGTCGACAGTGATCTGTACGCCGTGGTCCAGTATTCCGATGGCGTGTACCTGGAACGCATTGTCACCCACCCAGAAACCGTGGACACCGGCACGACGGTGGAGATGCTGGTGGACCGCAAGACCACGGAAGCCGGTTGCACCGTGGCCCTGACGACGCCGAGCGGTCTCGATACCCAGAGCACCATTACCCTGCCGTACCCCATCAACACCAGCACCAGCAACATGGCCGTCGTTGGTCGGTTCTTTGCTGGCAACACCTTGATGCACGGCCAAGTCGTTCAGATCCTGTCGTCGACTGCAGCTGGTGGGACCGGCGGCAACGGCACCCTTACGGTCCGTGGGGACTTGACTGGCGCTGAGTTCTTTGTGGGTGAGCTGTACCCCATGTTGTACGAGTTCAGCGCCCAGTACCTGAAAGAACAACCGCCTGGTGGTGGTATGACTGTGATCGCAGGACCAAAGCTGCAGCTCCGCACCTGGACCATGCTGTTCGACAAGACGTCGTCGTTCAGCATCAAGATCACCCCCCGTGGCCGGGATACCCAGACCTACCCGTACACCGGTTTTGAGATTGGGGACCAAGAGGTCAGCCTGGGTGAGTTGGCTCTCCGCACTTCCAGGTTCCGGGTGCCGGTGATGGCTCAGAACATTGAGGCCAAGATCGAGGTCGTCAGCTCCAGCCCGCTGCCCTGTCGCCTTCAGTCGGCAGAATGGGAAGGTTGGTACCACACCCGAGCTGCGCGTCTGTGACGTCTGCCTACACCCGGCCCACCAGGGTCGCTGATATTCCGTATGTGGCCAGATTCATGCGGGAGGAAGACGTGGCAGAGGTGCATGCGTACTCAGGCAACGCGCCCCAAGAGTCCTTGCTGCACAGCTTCTTTGCCGGGGACCCTTGCATGACCATGATCGGCAGGGATGGCAGGCCCATGGGCATGTGGGGCGTCGTCCCCCAGGAAGGGGGCCTGGGCACTATCTGGATGCTGTGCACCGACGACCTGGTGCGTGATCGACTCAACTCCATGCGGTTCCTGAGGGAAGCCAGGGGCCACCTGGATCGAGTCCAACTCCGCTACCGGGTCCTTTTCAATTTCGCAGATGCTCGTAACGTGGTGCATATCAAATGGTTGCGGTGGATGGGGTTCACCTTCATCTCGTCGCACCCCAGATTCGGAACAGAAGGTCGGCTGTTCCATGAGTTCGTGAGGATTTAGAGCTATGTGTGATCCGGTCCTCGCCTCCATCACCGTTGGCGTGATTAC